TCCCAGCTTTGGCGGCCCATCTCGCCGGTGTGTTTCAGCTGTTGGTTGATGCCCTGGATGGGCTTGGTCACCTTGTCGACCAGGCTCACCGTGAGCATCAATTGTTCCAGGTGCTTCATGTGCCGTTGAACGCCTTCGCTATGCCCGCCGCTATGGCGTGGGCGGTGTTGTCCCAGTGCTGTTTGTCGAGCCAGAGCGCCCGGGCCAGGGTCTCTTCGTCATCGGGCTCCTGGGGCAGGTAGTGGCGGCGCAGTGCCAGCACCTGCTCCAGCTGGTTGGCCTCGATGGCCCGGGCCCGGCGGGTCAGTTTTTTATGCTGATCTCAAGCTCGGGCACGAAGGCCTCGTTGACCTTGGCGGCGAGCTTGAGGCCGGCGCCGGTGAGGGCCAGCACCCTGGCCAGGGCGTCCTTGCTGTCGGCGGCCACGATGCGGTTGAGGTAGTTGTGGGCCGGGGCGACCTTGTCGTCCATGCTCAGCTCGTTGATGTACTTGTTGTACGCCTGGGTGGTGGGCTCGAACGCCAGCTCGGTGCCGTTCACGATCAGGGTGATGGTTTGCTTGCTCATTGGTTCAGTCTCTCCAGTTTTTCATCCAGGCGGTTGAAGCCGCTGTCGATGCGTTTTTCCAGGCGGTTGATGCCTTCGGTCATTTCGGCCTTAGTGGCGTAGTTCTCGGCCACGTGGGCCCGGTGGTTGGCCATGTCGATCTGCTGCCGGCTGATTTTGCCGAACAGGCTGGTCAGCACCGGGCTAAGGGCCCCGATCAACAAGCCCACCGCCGCGATGGCCAGTCCCAGCCATTCCGCTACTTGTGCCAAGGGTGCCTCCCGTGAGTTGCTCCAGTTTTTTCTGCTTCTCCGCGCTGCCCCGCGAACTGCCCAGCCAGTAGGTCACGGCAGCGAGGAAGGCGGTCACGATTTGGCCCGCCAGGTAGAACACCACTTCCTTGGAGCCCTCGGGCACCGACCAGGCCATCAGCGCCACGGTCAGGGCCACCACCATCAGGGCCAGCAGCAGGGTGAGGCGGGCCGGCATCCAGTGTTCGCCGTGGCTGTGCCGGGCGTGCTGCACGTCGGCCAGCGTGGCCTCGGTTCGGGCCAGTTCCAGCTCCTGCAGCCGGATGTGGGCCTGGCGGATCTGCTCCCGTTCTTCATGGGCCCACTGCTGCAGCTTGAGCGCGGCCTCGGGGTTTTGGACCAGTTCGCGCTGGACGGCATCGGGGCGGGCATCGGTGCCCAGGGCGGTGGCAATCTGGCCGCCGATACTGGCGGCCAGGCCCACCGGACCGCCCAAGAGCGGGGCCAGGGTGCCGGCAAGGCGGCCGACGGTGCCGGCGATATCTTTCCATTGGCTCATGACTGCCCCCAGCGGGCGGCCTGCTCGCGCACGTCGATGTGGGTGAAGGTGGCGTAACGGCCGATGCCATAGCGGCCGGGGTAGGTGCGCTCCAGGTAATCGGCCACCCTGGCGGGCGCAATGCCCCGCACCTGGATATCCGCCGCCTTGCCCAGCCGGTGCACGCTGTTGCGGGCACCGCCCACCTTGCGGTTGTGGCTGTCGCAGCGGCAGGCGCTGGTAATGGTCACGGCATGGCCACCCAGATCCGCGCGCAGCTGCTCCAGCACGCCCAGCAACTCGGCGTCCACGGCATCGAAACCGCAGCCGCATTTGCAGGCGAATTCACGGCGCTGGAAGTGCAGCCCGTCAAAGCTGTTCTTGCTCATCGTCTTTTCTCCATCAGGGTCTGGCAGTGCACGCACAGGGTGACGCCCGGCAGGGCCACCCGGCGGGCCTCGGGAATGGGCTCGCCGCACTCTAGGCAGTCGGCGCGGCTGTCGCCGGCGGGTCGGTGGCCGGTCTGGGCGGCCAGCTGCTTGGCCAGCAGCCAGTCGCTTAAGTCATTGGCGCGGTCGATCAGATCCATGGCGGTTACCCGATCAGGTGACGGGTGTCGTCACCGGACAGATAGGGCACCCCGTTGATGCGCACAAAGTCCGGGCTGGTGACAAAGCCCTTCAGCTTGTGGATGCTCTTGTCGCCGCCCTTGCTGTCGATATCGAGCAGGTCGGAGATCTGCAGCTTGATGCCGAAGGCCTCCACCTTGAACTCGTCGCTGCCGGTGTTGGCGTAATAGAGCACGTCGTGGGGCTCGATGCCGCGCCAGGAGCCGGCCCGGCGGGCGGCGTCGCTCAGCCGGTTGAAGTTCTTGGTATCCAGCTCATATTCCACGTCGGCGGTGACGTCGCCGTCCACATAGCCGTCGGTGATGCCCCGGGTCTGGGCCACGGCGGAGCTGTCGTTGATGGTGAGGGTGGCTTTTTCGATGTGGATCATGGTGCCCAGGATTTCCACGTCGAAGTTGATGCCGGAGATGCGGCGGCTCATTGGGCGTTACCTCCCGGAGGGGTCAGATCGAGGATGATGTTGATGCCGATTTTCTTGGGGCAGTCGTAGGGGCGGGCCAGCACATAGATGGCCACCTCGTACTTGCTCAGCCACTCGATGACGATGTCGCCGTCGTCGGGCGGCATGATCTCCCCCGGAAAGGTGATGCCGGCGATGGTCACCGACTTGCTCATGGCCCGCAGATCCTGCATGAAGTAGAGCTTGGCGGCGGCCATGGAGGCCGGGGTGCTGTTGAGCTGGCGATCACCGATGCGGCTGATGGCCCGGATGCGCAGGCGGCGGGCGATTTTGTCGACCACGCGGCGGTTCTCCACCACCTGGTAGTCGCCGCCCTCCACGTCCAGCAGGTTGCCGTCGGCCCAGTAGATGCCGTCGTAATCGGGGAACCACCAGGGCACCGAGTAGCGGGCCGCTTCCAGGGTCTGCAGGGTGGACAGCGGCAACGGCAGATCGCCGCTGTCCACCGGGGTTGGCCCCAGGCCGACCAGGGCGCCGGTTTTTACCCGCATGGGGGTGTCGGCAATGGTCACCGCCCGGTTGCACAGGCGCCCGGCCAGGGCTCCGGCGTTGTTGCCGTGCAACTGGGGCACCAGCATCACGCCGTCGGCGGCGATGCCGTCGGCCAGGGTGGCCAGCTCCAGCTCGTAATCGGACCAGCTCTGCAGCGCGGGATCGATGCCGGGCACCGCCAGCATGATGAACTGCCAGCGGCCCCAGGTGGCGATCAGCTGTTGGCGCAGCGCCTGGGCGGCGTTGATCTCGTCCACCTGGTCCACCGGGTCCACCCGCACCACCGCCTCGAAGGAGGCGGTTTTCTGGGCGTCGAGCACGGCCTGGGTCCAGTCTTCGCCCAGGGCCAGCACGCGGGCGTGGGCGCTCCAGTTCTGGCCGGCGTTCAGCAGGGCGGCCTGCACATTGGTTTTCAGCGGGCTGTCCTCGCTGCCCAGCAGTTCGTCCAGGTCGGACTGGGTGTTGAGCGAGAGCAGCTTGCCGCTGTTCTTGGTGGCCTGACCCACAAACAGGAAGTGGCGTTCCACCTCGTTGGTCGGCCCCTGCATCTGGTTTTGGTTGTTTACCTGGATAGTTGGAGTCATGGTTAACCTCTGCGGTTGAGTTCAGCGGCCAGGGCATCCAGCACCCGCTGCTTGTCGATTTCCAGAAAGGGCCGCGCCGGTACCTGGATCTCCCAGCTGCTTTTGCCCTGGCGTTGGTTGCGCTTCTCGGCAATCAGCATCTTCAGCGTCTGACCTGCCTGCTCGAAGCTCAGGTTCTTGCGGATCCAGGCGATACCGGGTTGGCGGGTACGCTTGACCCGTTTACCGACGGTGATGCTGTAGCCCAGTTGCTTGAGCAGCCGCGCCTGATGCCGGGTCGCCGGTCCGTTCTGGTCGGCGGCCTCCTTGGCACTGTTGCTACGCCGGCGGGCCTTGGCCTTGGTGTAGATCTCCGGCAGGCCGTACTGGTGCTTGAACGCGGTTTGCCCGGCCAGCTTGTTCTTCCACTCGGCGGTGCCTTCATCGGCGTTGGCGTGGCTGACCAGGCTCTTGCCCAGCTTGCCGAGCATCTTCTTGCGGCCCTTTTTGCGCTTGGGCCAGGGTTTGCCATCCGGGCCGCGTTGGGCCTTCAGGTTGGCCTTGGCGTCGTCCACCGCCTGACGCATCACCGTGTTGAGCAGACGGCGCCGGCGATCCGGGGGCAGCATGGCCAGCTTTAGCCGGTCGGCAACCGACACGGCGCCTTTCAGATCGAAGTGGATCACGCACCACCTCCCAGCGGATAGGGCCCGCTTTGGTTCACCCACAGCTTGCCGGCTTCGGCCACCCACACCTCATAGGGCGCCACCCGGTAGCGCTGACCGCCGTAGCGCACCGGGCCGGCGGCGTCGGCCAGCAGGTAAAGCGGTTCGCTGAAGGGCACGCTGATGGTCAAGTCCGCGCTGTGCTCGTCCACCGGCTCCACGTCGTAGTCCGGATCGGGCAGCTCCAGCTGCTCGCGCTCGGCATCAAAGTCCTGCAGCCAGGCGGCCACGGTGGCCAGCACCACCGCCGGGTCCAGCTCCCGAAACGGCAGATCCTCCACCATAAACACCGCCTGATAATTCAGCCGGGCCAGTTGCAGGCCGTTGCCGCCGTGCTTGGGAACCAGCTGCAGGCTGCCGTTCTGCATCCAGGCATCGAAGCTTTTGTGGCACTTGGCCGGCAGCACGGCCTTGATGGCGGCGCTCAGCTGGTGCAGGTAGTAGCCCTGGCTCACAGCAGCTCAATCCCGCAGCGGTGCACACCCTTGATGGCCCGGATATGCTGCTGGCTTTCGGCCAGCAGGGCGGCGCGCACGTCACCGCCCTGGGTGGCCTGGTTGTTGCCCACCTCGCGTTGGCTGAGGCTGCCGGCCTCGGTGACCAGGTCGGCCTTGGCGCGGGCGAACACCGCCTGGCGATAGAGCACGGTGAGCTGGTTCTGGCCGTTCACCTGGGGGCCCGGCACCTCGGCGGCGGTCCAGTGCCCCTCGGCGTTCAGCCGGGCCTTGGTAAAGGCCAGCTCGATGTTGACCTGGGCCACGGCCGAGAGCACGGCACCGGCCACGGTGGCGGGCTGCAGGTCGGCCGGCATGGCCCGGTCTCGCTCGAAGTCGCCCACCTCGATATCCGGCCAGAAGCCGTCATTGCTGACGGTGGCTTGCTGGTACTCGGTGCTGTTGCCGTTGAACATGGCTTGCCCTCTGGTTGAATAGGTGCCCCCCTGGCCACGGCTTAGGGACTCGGCTCATGGCATGGCCTGGCCGGACCCTGGCCGCCGGGGGGCGGCGGCGTTGGAGCTAGTCTTGCTCGAGCGCTCGCAGGCGCATGGCAATCCGGCTCCGGTGGGTTTTTACCTGGGCACCCACCGGATCCCATTCGTGGGCCTTCGCCAGCAGGGCGTCGGCCTGTTCCAGTACGTCCGGATCATTCACTGCGCTGGCCCGGGGCTCGCCGGTGGCGTCGCGCAGCAACAGCAGCCCGGCGAACTTGAAATACTTGGCGGTGAGCTTTTCATTCAGCCGCCAGTCCTTGACCACATGGGCGAACACCCGGCCGAAGTAGGGCTCTACCGCCTGGCCTTCGGCCGCCTGCTGCTCGGCCCACTCCAGCACGGTGTCCGCCACAAAGTGGGGAAAGTCGCGCTTGAGCCGGGGCGGGGTGTGCTGGCCCTGGGCAATCGCCCGTTCGGCCCAGTCCAGGGCCTGCTCGAACTCGCCCAGGTCGAACAGCCAGACGATGAGGGTGGCGAACAGCGGGTTCTGGTGGCTCTTGTCCCCGGCCAGGTACTGCTCCACATAGGGGCGGTACTTGGGCAGCAGCTCGCGCTTGAGCGCAATCTTGTCGCCGATGCGGTCCAGCGCCTTCAGCCGCTGCTGGTCCTGCTCCAGGGCCAGCAGTTGCAGGTGCAGGCTGTGGGCCAGCTCGCCCTCGGCTTGCCCGGTGCAGGCGGCCTGGGTGGCCGCCTGCAGGGCGCGGTGCCGATCACGATGCCGCTGGGCCGGGGTGCTCATTCAGTTAGCCCGCCGGTGCCGGTGCCGGGGCGATTTCGATCCCGGACTCGTCGAAGGAGGCATAGGCGCGGTACTCGCCCACGGCGTAGCCTTCCATCCGCCAGTACTGGCTCTCGAAGCCCTTGCGGTCCTGGTTGTGGGCCGCGCTGCGCTGGCGGGTACCGCGCTGGGTGTAGAGGTGCAGGTTGGCCGGAATGGTCACCACCATGCGCTTGCCCGGGAAGAAGGGCGGGGTGATGGCACGGCGGCCGGCAACACTGGTGGCCAGCTGCTGGGCCAGGATCTGCTCGCTGGGCTTGTCGGCTTCCTGATAAAGCCGGCCCTGGGCGGCGGCCACCAGATCGGCACCCACCAGCACGGT